CTTTTTTGGCTGTCAACTATTTATTCGTTTACAGCGGCACCTTGCTGATTCGCCACCCGTCGACATTGGTGACCCATCTGGCGCCGTGAGATGTCTCTGCCTCCCATTGTCCGCTGCGGCCTTTCCAGATGGTGACCTTGGTTGCGGTGATGCCAGCGGACTTCAGCCGCGCGGTGACGGCCATCGTGCCGGGAAATGAGGGAGCGCGGAGTCGGCGGTTATCGGTAGTCATGACGTGAACGCCTCCAACTGAATCGCCTTCAAATCCACATCGACGAACTCTTTCAAGCTCGCCCCGATGAAGCTCAACAACTTAGCCTCGATGTGCGCCTCGAAGGTCAACGTCAGCTCCTCGTGCTCATCTTCTTCCCTGCCGATGACCGCCGCCGCAGCAGACACCCCGCACACCTCGCCGCTCGTGCTCCCGCTGGCCCCGTCGAATTCCAACTTGGCATGATAGGCGTTGATGAGCAGGTCGAAACTTTTCAGCGCGCGGCTCTGCAATTGCCGGCGCAGGATGATTGCTTCCTCTCCCAACCATTCGGCATGGCCCTCGGAAAACACGGGACACTGAAGCTGGAAGCTCACCCGGCGAATCATCGTGTCGGGCTTGTCCGGGTTCTTGCGGGCCACAAACTTGGCGGACTTTAGGCAGGCTTGGATCTTGATGTCTTGCATGTCGTCGTCTCCTTTGGTAGTTCGTTCAGCGCGCGGCTCGCGCTCGTTTTCGTCGGGCGGCTATCGGGTCCGTTACAGCCCGAGCAGTTCCCGCTCGGTCATCGCAAGCCATCGGCCACGGCGCCCCTGCCCTAAGTCCTCGCGACAGTGCCAGAAGCTGGGGCCAGTGCGACCGCGCTGATAGCTAGTTAGCCGCACCGTTGTTTGAATGCCGCCGACTGTCGTTCGGATGGCGTCGCCTTGGGCGAAGCCTGGTTGCGATGTCTTATCGGTGTTTACGGTCAAAAGTCTCCCTTCGTGTTCCAACTGACCGGCGGCTCTGGAATGTACCCGTCTCGGTCACGCCACTGCATGATCAGCGTGTCGAAATACACATTCGCGATCCCGGTCGGCCCTCCTCGATGCTTCCCCACAATTAACTCGGCTGGCCCTGGCAGGTTGCGCGCCTTCTTGTCCTCTACAGGGATGTCCCGATAGACGAAAATAATCAGGTCTGCGTCTTGCTCAAGAGAGCCGCTCTCTCGCAGATCCATCGGCATCGGGCGTCCCCCGCGCTTCTCGGCCTCTCGGTTTAGCTGAGATAGGACCATCACGGGGATGTTCAAATCCATGGCGAGCTGCTTGAGCGCGCCCGACATCTCGGCAACTACCTGCTCCCGGTTCGATCCGCTCCTCGCCCTGGCAACCCTGGTAAGTTGCAGGTAGTCGAGAATCATCAACCCGAGACCCGACCCGCCCTTGCGCCCCTTCACGTTCAACGCGTGCCATTTTCTCGTTTCAGCGCATATTTTCTCAATGGTCGAGCTGCGATCGTCAAGCCACAACTTCGCTTCGTATAGCCCATTGGCAGCCTGTTGGATCTTCTGGAACTCCTCGTAGTTCAACCGACCAGCCGTGATTTTGATTGCCGGTATCTTCGAACGCATCGAGAGATTGCACTCGATGGACTCCTGGTTGGGGGTCTCACGGGAAAACGCAATCACGTCGTATCCAGCCTCAACCACGTTCAACGCCACGGTTCTCTGAAGGGATGTCTTCCCGTCTCCTGGCCTCCCAGCCACGAAGTACAGCCTGGCCGGCTTGAACCCCCCGGTGATGTCGTCCAACTCTCCAATTCCGCTGGATATTGAAGAAGCGATCTTCCCCGTCATCCTGCCCGAGATGACCTCAAGCGCGCCGCCAAGCAGCCCGCCAATCTTCTCAGGGCCGCCACGGATGCCGAGTACTTCCAGCTTCCCGATGCCCTCGCGGGCCATTCCCATAACCGTCTCGAACGCCTGACTTGCGTAGGCCGCAGACGCGACCTCGGCAGATAGGTTGATCAGCTTTCGAAGGGCCGACTTCTCGGCCACGATCTTGACGTAGTGCCCGACGTTATCCACGGATGAGACCGCGCCAATGGTTGAGCTTGCCCACGATGCCCAGCCGTCGGGGAATCTGGCGCCCATACCCCGCGCCTTGACTTCGTCGCCGACCGAGATGGTATCAACGGGCATCCGGCGCTCGAACGTGGATAGTATCGCCGCCCACGCTTCCCGGTGGTAGGTCTGGAAGAAGTCGTCAGTCGCCAGCGCGCATGCAATCGGCATAACCCGGTCGGCGGCCAGGAGGGCTGCACCGAGCACGGCTTGTTCCGCCGCCTGGTCATTCGGAGGGGTCCGCTCTGGGGCGGTTGGTTTGGTGTCTTCCATTGGTCAGTACCTCGCCTGTCCGATTGACCGCTGTTGCCCTGAGCTTGCCGCCGGCTCGTCTTCCCATCGTCGATGGGTCAAGTACCTGACAAACCACTGCTGATGATTCGGGAATTCGCGGTCTGAACTCTTCCACGATGGGATCTGCCAGCTAAGGGCGGCGATCACCAAACCGAGTAACTCGGCTTCCCCTCCTTGAAATTCCTTAGACGCCTTCTGCCATTCCTTGAAGGCTCCGGCCTTGTCCTCACCTCTGACGTACAACTTCCAGGCGGATCCAAAGGCTTCCGAATATTCCTTTCGCTTTTTCACCCCAACAGGGGACTCCACCTCTGTATGTATCTCTTCTATTCTGTTCTCCTCTCCTCTCCTCTCCTCTGCAACTGTCGCACCGCTCACGTGACACACTTCTTGTTCTCGTGACATTTCCTCACGAAATGTGACAGACGCCGCGTCATTGGTCACGGGGCGTGACATAACAGAGTCTCTGAAGCGTATCCTTGAATCTCGTTGTCGCAATCTGTCAGATTTGCGGGCTTCCTGTGCCTCAACGTAATTCGGCATTACGATCCGGCTCCCGTTCATCACCAAACACCCGTCTTCAAGGAGAGACTTCAGCCCCCTTTCGAGGACATCAAAGGGCATGCCAATGGCCACGGAAAATCCCTTGGAGCCATGCTTCCCAAGGTCGATCACGCCGGCCGTGTCGAGCTTTCGGAAGATCTCAAACCAAACGGCGTGCGCCTCCCATCCGAGGGCCTGCCAGTCCATGGTGTCCCTGGTGTACAACTTGACCCAATGTTCATCTTCCCATCGCATCACTCAGACGCCTTTGAGATTTCAATCTCCATTTTGCACGGGTCGAATAAGCCATCGACTATCCTCTTGACAACTTCCTCTGCCATGTCCCTGGACCCATCTAACGCGTCGGCTACACCTTCTGCTTGTTCGTAATTTTCAATAGAGATGAGTTCGACCTCTCTCAGCCCATGCAGCGCTCGCATGTACCCGATACACCTATCGATACTCCGTGCATCTGCGGTGATCTTCAGCGAGGACACCGCCTCATCTAGTGCCCGCAATGACTTGGTGGCCTTCGCGTGGCACACCTCACACAACGAGGACAAATCGCTGTTGTCGTATTCCCATGGCTTCAATCCCCTGCGATAGAACTTGTGGTGGACATGCAGGGTGAGTTCCGTGTTACCGCAGTCTGAACACTGCCACCCGGCCTCATCGAAAATCTCAAGCCGTTTCTTCTGCCAACGCGGATCGCGCAGCAACTTCAGATACGCTTCACTTGCCATGTGGTTTACCTCCCGATCCTTGCTATCCGCTTCTCGCACTCCGCGTGCATCCGGAACGGAACGCGCTCGCGAACGCTGAGCCCAGCGGCATCGGTGGCGGTACACCCCGCCTCTGCTGAGCATTGCCAGCAGGCCCCGGCGGCCCGAGCTGGAAGGGCTGCTCCCTGGTGGACACTCCACGCGCGCTCCTGCGATTCACGAAAGGTGAGAAGGCTCCCAGTCATCGCTCAACTCCTCAAATACGGCACACGACGCAGCACACCCCGAAAGATTGCTGAAGCCCGTCGGGAGGGCGCCGTGTGACGTATTTCAACAGTCGAACGCATGGGCTTCAGCAAGTCCATATTTGCGCGTTCCTAGGAAAAGTCCAACCAAAAGCGCATTACTGGCACCGAATTCCGAGTCAATCCCCACATCCTGCGCGAATGTGCGCCGACGAAGCGCGCAGAAACTACGACAGAAAATGCTTGACTGGCAAGAAAAAGCCCCAGGTGGAGAGCCTGGGGCCGGTGGTAATCGGTTCGATTCGGTCAGCCGACGAGTTCGCGATGCCGCGGCTTTACCCTCTCCCATTGCCGGACGGCGTGCACCACCGGGGCGTGGGTGGAGTATCCGAGTAGCTTCCCGATGGTGACCTTCGAGAACCCGAGCCGCATGAGCTCGTAGGCCGCGTGCCATCGGGCCTCGAACCTCGGTCGCTCCCGGCTGTTGCTGTCCAGGTCGGGAACTGCCACACCATGCTCGGACGCGATGGCTGCGATGATGTCTCTGGCGCGGTCATTCGCGGAGTGGTCCATGCCGGACCCGCCGCAATGGGGGCATGTGAAGGACATGGCTAGCACCCCTGGTGTGATTTCTTGATCATCTTCTCTCGGCGCTCTTCGTCTATGGCCACGTCTTCCTCTTCTGGGGTAAGGTGTTTGCCTTCGAATATGTCGACCATGCTGGTCTGGATGTCGTGGCGCTCAGCCTTGACGTTCTCCAGGTTGCGTGAGGCTTGCTGAAAGTACGCCGTCTTGAGTTCTGCCCCGATTGCCTTTCGGTCGTTTTTCACGGCTCCATAGCACTCTGACCCTACCCCCATGAATGGCGTGAGTACCACTTCTCCCGGGTTGCTCCATAGGATGATGGATCGCTCAACCACGTCGAGCTGCAGCGGGTGGCAATGCCGCTCGTCTTCTGGGTCGTGGCTCTCCTTGTACGGGAGCACGTTGTTGATTCGGATGTCATCCCAAAATGAGCTTGCGTACTGTCTCCACACCCATTGGCTATACTTGTTCTCCAATTGACTCCCGGACCAATTGCGGTATTTCATCACCTCCGATGGTGGTCGGCGTTCTCCGCAGTACCACCCTAGACCAGTTGGGTGATGGACAGGGACCTTGTTCAGTCCGTCACGGCGGAATGTCAGAAGGTAATCGGCGCTCGCGAGGTCAACAAGTGTTGAATCCTCGCATAGCTGCATGTGAGTCAAGCCCTTCGCCATGGTGCGAATCCTCACCCCGTATGGTTCCTTCCAAATTGCCCGCCTCCCGGTGTACACAAACCCATGCGCCTCGTGCGCTCGAATCACATCGCCAGGGAAGTCAATCAACCCTGTGCCGACATTCGCCCCCGAACCCATGCGGGCATTCTCTCCGCTTCCACGGCCCGGAACATCAATGACATGAACTGCGGTGATGCGACCTGGCTTCGTGAGTCTGGAGATTTCAGCCAGGACAAAATTGTAGTGCTGGAAGAATTGCGCATAGGTAGAACAATTGGAAAGGTCACGCTCGTCGCTGCTGTAGTTGTACAGCCCGCAAAATGGTGGAGAGTAGATAGAAAAATCGATTGCTTCGTCTGGTAGACCACGCATCACCTCAATACAATCCCCGTTATAGATTGCGTACTTGTCCTTGATGATCTGGTCCTTTACTGAAGCCATGATGGGATCTCCTGAGCGTTGGTGTGATCGTTGGTTTTCTTCATGTTGAGCCCGTGCCACATCATGGCTACGAGTTGTTGAAACATTTCGTCCGCCTGGGTGGACTTGCGCTTTAGGCTTTCAATCACTGCCGTCTGACCGACCGTCGCTATCACATCCACCTTGACGGGGTTCTTCTGCCCAAACCTCCAACACCTTCGGATAGCCTGATAATACTGCTCGTAGCTGTGCGATGGGAAAAACACCTCATGCGCGCAGTGTTGTAGGTTTAACCCGAACCCAGCGATCTTAGGTTTGGTCACGAGCACCCGAGCCTCACCCGAGATGAAGGCAGAGAACGCCTCTTCCTTCTCCTCGTCGCTGTCGCTCCCCGATACCTCTATGGCTCCGTCGATGAGCTTGGTTAGAAGGTTGCCTTCTGGATTGAGATTGCACCAGGCAATCACTGGTCCTTTGTGAGAGTTCGCCAACTCGGCGGCCTTCTCGCATCGCTCGTTGATGCTGTTTCTCAAGTCTCCGCGTTCCTCTGATAGACCTACGGCTGGTACATCGAAAAGCCACCCATCCCGAGGCTTATTCGCGCGGACGATGTGAGTCTCTACATTCAGCGGGGGGAGATGGAACCCGTCATCGGGATAGCCCATGTCGGAAGGCTTCCGAATAGCCCGAGCCCACGAGCACACCCAGCGCCAAAAAGGCTCTTCGGCGTGCCCCCTGAATCGGTAGTTCCCTTCTTTGAACTCCTCGCTCCGGCTGAAGGTGCGCTTCCCCTTCTTGAAGAATTTGGAAAGCATATCGATCGCCCCGAGTTCGCCAAGTGCTTCGCTAGACGTGCCTAGCTCAATCAAATCGTTTGGGGCCGCCGTGGCCGTGCAAAGCAGTCGATAGGGCGTCTTCCGCATGAAGTCCGTCACGGCTGCTTTTGTCGCGCCGTCAAAGTTCTTCAGGATGCTGCTTTCGTCGCACACCACAAGCTCGAAGTCCTCCGGATTGAAGTAGTGCAACCTCTCATAATTGGTGACTACGATCCTGTCTCCGCTCTTCCTCCCTTCCTTTCGATACTCCACCTCAACCCCGAATTTCGCCCCCTCCTTCACGGTCTGGAACGCGACCGCAAGAGGGGTGAGAATGAGAACGCGTTTTCCAGTCTTACGGGCCACGTTTTCGGCCGCTACCAGTTGCATGAGCGTCTTCCCCATTCCGCAGTCCGCGAACACGGCAGACCGTCCGCGCTGGATAGCCCACGTGCATACGTCGGACTGAAAAGGGAACAGAGAATCAGGGAGCCACACGGGGTCGAACCCATGCATGGCGCCCTCGTGGCGCTTCCCATCGACGAAACTTTCGTAATCCATTGGCGCTCCTAATGAGAAATCTCACGCACCCAGAACCGCAGCCGCTTCTACCCGAGGTATGCGAGCGCCAACAAGCCGACCACAGGAAGGGGAACGGCTACGGATCTCGATGCGCGAAAATTCGTCGGCATTGTTGGCAGAAATTACGTTAGAGGGAACCGAAGCAGGTTGCAAGAAAAATCGACAATCAGCCTGCCTCCGCCACCGCACGGCCGGCACGTGCGGACCTATTCCGGGTCAGTTGGCTCTTCATCTGGCCATCCACTGGTTAGTCGCTCCGTGCATTCTGCGCACCATGGAGTATTTGGGCGCGGCACCCTAAGCCGGTGGCACTGGTCGCAGTGGATTAACGTTTTCGGTAGGAGCTGCCGTTGAAGCATTTGTTCCACCAGAATTCATCTGGGATGTCTTGAATCGTCTTGTTTGAGTGGTCGTAAAGCCATTTTCTCACTTCTATGGCTGCGCGTTTTGTGCGCACTTGGCTGAACATCGGAGGGTCGAACCGATATCCATATGGCGTAGGATGAGCCTGTTGTAGGCACCATCCGTTTTTTATTTGGTGGATAGCGATGTGACTTCTTCGCCCCTCGTATGACACTGAAACGCGCGTTGTTATCATGACTTCTTGACCTCAGCGTCCTTGCAGGCATCACAACGGAACCACAACATGCGGCCCGCAAGTTTTAGATAGAAGAACTGTAGCGGTTCAAAGTCAAAGAACCAGCATGTACCCCGCCCGTTATCTTCGTGCCGGTGCGGGCACTTGCCGCATGTCGTGGCGCCACAGTCGATTACCTGTTCCCGGTGGATGAGTCGCTTCATATCGTTTCCTCCAATGTGACCCGTCGTTTTGTCTCCACCCGCAGCGCCGGCAGTACCCGCTGCCGCGCGTCCACCGCGCCGTCGAGTCGCTGGAGCTCGACCTCGTGCAGCTCCCGGCCCACGCGCCAGCCGAGCGCCGGGAATCGCGCCGCGGGTGTATCGGCGGTCAGGCTCAGCGCGATGCCTTGGCTGCGGCGGTCCATCCATGCCGTGAGCCTCGCTCCCACGATGGCCACGCCGTCGATGACGAGGCGGAACTTGGCGCCCAGTGCTCGCCCCCGGTGGATGCGCGGCGAGCCCCACAGCCACGAGCGGAGAGCGGCGCGCGCGTCCTCGGTGGATTCGGCGTGGGTGAGCAGCACAACGGACGATGTGCTCTCGCGGATTAGGACCGCGGTGATTCGGGTGGAGGCGAGCGGGGCGGTGGTCATGAGATAGTTCCCTTCCTAAATTGCTCGCGCATCTTCTCCAGCACATCGGCGGGAACGTTCCATAGCCCCTGAGCCCCGCGACATGGTACGGGCTTGGGCAGAACAACCAGCCCGTTGAGGCACCAGCCTACCGGGCCGCAGAACCACGGAGAGATGTGATCCAGCTGCGTTCCCCAGAAGAGCACCACGGCCACGATGCTGCTCTCCTGCCCCCGTAGGTCGTCCATGGTCGGCATTTTCGTGTCGTCGTCGATGGCGCCCATCTCGCGCATGCCTTCGAACGATTTCCGCAGCTCGATTGACGGAACCATCTTCCCGGCGTGAATTGCCAGCTTATCCCCTGGCTTCAGCAGCCCCGCGCTCGGCTGCCAGGTTCTATTTTCAACGTCCTTGCCCCAGTGGCAAATGGCCCATGGCCAAGGGTGGCGAATAGTGAGCGCTTTCACAACTTCCTCCCGTGCCTTTCCACCGCCGCGGTTACTGCCTGCTCCTGCGCCTCTTCCCGCCACGCTGCCCGTGCGTCGCTGGCAATTCGCTGCGCCCGGCGTTCGGCGCGGATTGCTCGGGTGACTTCACGCTCGACTATTTCGCGCACTATTCGCCATTCGAACCACTCTGGGCTTTTCATCGCTTTCACGAGAGCGGCGGCCACGCGCCTGTCCAGCTCTTCGCGTTCGTGCTTGTTCATGGCTGCGGCAGCGCCTTCACGTGGCTAAGGGAAACGCACGACGGCTCGTCCACCATCCACACCACGGCCGTGTGCCCGCTGAGTAGCTGCGCTTCGGTTCTGGTCGTCGACTTCTTCCCCTCACCCTCGCGCGTAAATGTCCAGTATTCCACTGGCGTACCGATAGGGTGTTGCGCGTTCCACTGGTCAACGAGCTTCTGTTGATTTGGCCTGGCTTTTCTGGAAATCATTGTCGTCCTTTCTATGGGGTTTGTGTTTTTGTGGAGCGCCTCAGTCGCGAGCTGAGTGGTGTCATCCGGAAACAGGAGAGAAACCGGATTCACGCGCCCCAAACGCCCCGGAATTGGGGCGAGTTCTCGTCAACTAGAACGGGCAGTCATCGTCCGAAGGTGGAGGAGGAGGCGGTTCGTGCGCCGTTTCAGGCTGCGCGGCTGCTCCACGCTCAGCCTTCTTGCCTTCTACCTCTTTGATTGCAGCCGTCTTGGCCTTCATCTGCGCGGCAAATTGGCGAAGATCATTTGTGTTCATCGGGTTTGCCATCTTGATTCCGCCACCCGACGAGTTGATCCACTTCACGCGGGCGTTGCTCTTGCCCTGCCACTCGCTGATCTCGGTGACAATGGTGACCTCGTTGGTCAACTCCTGCGAGAGCAGGCTCATCAAGTCGTCGCCCTTGAATCCACATGTGCGAAGCGCCTCAATGGTGCGAGTGTAGGTGTTTTGGGTGAAGTACCCCCACCATGGAACCTTGCGCCCGGCAAATGGCCCTTCGATGATCTCGAATTGCACCAATACTTGTTTTGTCTTCTTTTCGCCAGCTGCGACGCCGAACTGGGCATAGCAGGTAGTGCCATCCACATCGACGGGGACGGCGGTGGCCTTGTATGAGGCAGCGGGGACTAGGTTGTCTGTCGTCATTGGGTAGCTCCTTCGGTCTTGATGGTCGGTTGTTGATTCTTCAGCCAGTTGAGATAGTTGATTAGGGTTGCTCTGTCTCCGGCCTTCAGGGCCGCTTCGGTCTTGATGCGTGCCTTCTCGGCGATAGGATCGCCGTCGAACCGCTTCAGCTCTTCGGCAATGGAGTCGGCGATCTGTTTTGGCTCCAAGTCATCGGAGTCGCCAACTGCCTTGGCCAGAGGCTCCCAGCCATTGGCAGGCGAAAGCTCGATTTCGTCGGGCAACACCAGCCTGGTCTTGGCGTCGTGGGCAGCGGACCGCGTAAACTTGATCAGGCGTCGTCCGGTTGAATACCCACGGGCGCGGTCGTCGTCGGCAACGTCCTTGGATGAGCCTTCCTCCCAACACACAAAACCTGTCACGTCGGCCCACTCCCTGAGCCATCCACCGGCCTTCTCATTCATCCGAAGGCTGTAACGATCGTAGTCATCACCCGTCGGGTTCTTGAAGTTTTTGATCTGCGCGTGAGCAAGAATGACGATGTCCATGTCACGGGAAGATCGCAACTCGTCCAGCTTTCGGCAAAGCCCTCGCCACTCCTCGACGGCGAGCTGATACCCCTTGCCGTATCCGTAGTCCTCCACGGAGGTGAAGGGCTTCCCGGTCTTGTTCATGGCGCAAGGTTGAGAATCACGCACAAGCATGAACCGATGGATCAGGGCTTCGAGGCGGTCGGCCGTGTCGATGCCAAGGGTCTTGAAGTCGTGCGGGTTGCTTGTCAAATCCTCGATCGCTTCGAGAACATCTTGATAGGTGCGAGGGACATGCCCTCCAACCTCGTTGCGGAACTTGTATCGTGGGATGTCCAGGTTCCCTGTGCCGTCCTCTATGTCGAGAACGATAGGCTTTGGCGCGCTCACTAAAAGGCTGGATTTGCCTACGCCCTCCGGCCCGTAAAACATGAATCTGTGAGCTGACTTCAGCTTCCCTCGTTGAACGTTCCCTAGTTTGCTCATTGTCGTGGCCCTCTTTCGGCTATTCGTTGTCGTTCCCAAGCTCCGGGTGAACATTCACCAGGCGCTGAAAAGCAGTGTCATCATCGAGCGATCCGCACCCAGAGCAGACCGGGTGAAAGTCACAGATTCTGTGGTACAGGAAGCAGGCGTCTGGGTTTCTCGGCGATCGACCGAGTCGCTCGCATTCTCGAATCATCAACGCCGTGACATGGGTGTCCTTCTGTGACTCGTTCAGCTCGTCCTTGGTTCGAATGACCTCAGAGCGAGCGAAAAAAGCTTCTGGAGTTCCCGAGATAGATTCAACCAGCCGCGCCCGGAACTCCTCCATGGTTTCGTCATTCTCACGCTGCCCAGCGTACAGCGTTCCAGCCTTGGTGTACTTTCTTTTCTCAACAGGCGTTGCCATCTTCGGGCGCTCTCTGAACTTTGATACCACGTCGTAGATACAGCCCTCGACATCGTGCCCAATTGCTTTGGCCCCGTCATAGTACACCGAAACCTGCGGATCCATTCGCAAACGTTGCCAATATTGAGAACCTACCGTCAAATCCTCCGAGCTGGTTTTGTGCTCTACAAACCAAACCTTACCAGCGCTGCGCCTCTTGACAATGACGTCGAGCTTCCCGGCTACTTCCAGATCCCTGCATGGGTAGCCAGTGGTGGGGTTTCTCAAGGGGGCGCGGAATTCGCTTTCAACCCCGAGCACTTCCAGATCATCCATCTCAGCCAGCCACCTGGAATCATAGCCACACATCAGCACCGTGGCTTTGGCCATGATCACTTGATCGACTTCCTCACCCTTTGCGGCCTTAGATTCCATCGCGGCAAGTGCAGCCGACAGGCGATTTTCCGTGGCCTTCCACCATGCTTCCAAGCCCGCGTGAATGAGCGTTCCAAACGCCAGCGTAGGGGCCACTTTGGCCGATCGGTACCCCAGCTCGTATTTGTAGTGGTGCAGCCTTCTGCATGAGTTGAAAGCGCGCATGCGCGAAACAGTGATCAGATTGCTTTCCATCGGTCAGTTCCTCCCTTGAATTTTGCCGCGAATCATCGCCGCCGTCGCTTCTGCGTGCGCGCGGCTCAGTCGCACGAGGTCCGCGCCGAGAAGGCCGGCTCGTTCCAGTTCGTTGAACCGCGCTTCTGGCAGTTCGCGAATCGCGCCGGTCGAGCGGTCGACGGCGTAGACGATGCCGGCGAAGTCGCGGGATATGCGGGATAGGAGGGTCATCCTAGCACCGCGCATTCCGCGCATAGATGTGGAAACTCGACATTGCCGACCTGAACCGCCGGGTTGCTCGCGCAGCAGTCGCACATAGCAGTCAGCACGCCGGCCCCGCGGCAGGGGTGGCACGGCCCGCTTGTTTCGATCGGGAATTCCCAGCCGCGGTCAGCGAGTACCACCTGGCCGGTCCCTTCGCAGTGCG